GAGAAACGCCTGGCCCTGTTCGTGCAGATTGACCCGACCCCGGAGTTGATCGAACTGAACAAGAAGCGCCAGAAGGTGTACACCTCGGTCGAGATCCACCCCAACCTGAACGAAAAGGGTGCCTACCTGATGGGGCTGGCGATCACCGACTCCCCCGCCAGCCTGGGGACCGATATGCTCCAGTTCTGCGCAGGTGCAGGCGACAAGTCGCCGTTGGCCTCCCGCAAGCAGCACAAGGAGTGCCTGTTCACCGAAGCGCTGGAAACCGTCATCGAATTCGAAAGTGAACAGGAGAAAGGCCCCTCTCTGGCCGAGCGCATCACCGCGCTGTTCTCCAGCCACAAGAAGCAATCCACCGCCGATTTCAGCGATGTGCACAAGGCCGTCGAGACCGTCGCGAAAGAGGTCACCAGCCTCGATGCCGACCTGCAGAAGAAGTTCACCGAGCAGGCCCAGACCCTCACCGAGCTGACCAACAAGCAGGACGCCACCGCCAAGGCGCTGGCCGACCTCACCGCCAAGCTGGAGGGCCAGGAAGCGTTCAACCAGCAACGCCCGCCCGCCACCGGTGGCGATAGCGCCTCCATTCAAACCGACTGCTAAGGACCATGCCCAATGCGTAACGAAACCCGCCAGAAGTTCAACGAGTTCACCAGCCAGGTGGCCAAACTCAACGCTATCACCAGTGCCATGGTGCAGTTCAACGTGCAGCCCAGCGTCCAGCAGACCCTGGAAACCAAAATGCAGGAGTCGGTCGCCTTCCTCGGCATGATCAGCGTCATCCCTGTCGATGAGATGAAAGGCCAAAAGGTCGGTATCGGCATCACCAGCACCATCGCCGGTCGCACCAACACCGACACCAAAGACCGCCAACCCAACAGCCCGCACGGTCTCTACGACCAGAGCTACGAATGCGCCCAGACCAACTTCGACACCCAGATCGGCTACGGCCAGATCGACGCCTGGGCCAAGTTCCCCGACTTTCAGACCCGTGTTCGTGACGCCATCCTCACCCGTCAAGGGCTGGACCGCATCATGATTGGCTGGCATGGCACCAAAGCCGCCGCCGACACCGACCGCAACGCCAACCCCCTGCTGCAAGACGTCAACATCGGCTGGCTGCAACACATCCGCACTGACGCCCCGGCACAGGTCATGAGCGAAGGAACCGAGGGCAGCGGCAAGATCTACGTCGATGCCACCGACGGCGATTATAAAAACATCGACGCCCTGGTATTCGACGTTGTGAGCGAGCTGATCAAACCCTGGTATCAGGACGATACCGACCTGGTGGTCATCTGTGGCCGCAAGATGCTCTCCGACAAATACTTCCCCATCATCAACGACGCGGGCGACAACCAGAACAAACTGGCTGGTCAGGTGCTGGTGAGCCAGAAGCAGATCGGCGGCCTCAAGGCCGTGCGCGTCCCCTTCTTCCCCGAAGACAAGCTGCTCATCACCAAGCTCAGCAACCTCTCCATCTACTGGCAGACCGGCGCCCGCCGTCGTCACATCGAAGACGAGCCCAAGCGCAACCGCATCGTCAACTACGAAAGCACCAACGACGCTTACGTGGTCGAGGACTACGACTGCGCCGCCCTGGTCGAAAACATCGTCATCGGGCCGAACCCGGCCCCCGGCGAATAAGGGGGTGGCATGACTCCCGCCCGCCGCCACCGCGAAAGAGCACTGGCCGCCCTGCAAGGGGCGGCCAATCCCCAATTCGACCAGGCCCGCGCCAACGCCTACGAACTCCAGCTGATGCAGTTGGCCGAACACCGCCGCACCCTCAAGGGCATCCAGAGCATCGAGCGCAAGATCGACGCCAAGCGCACCATGCTGCCGGTCTACACGCCGTGGATTGATGGCCTGCTGGCTGCCGACCGGGGCGGACAAGATGACGTCCTCGTCACCGTCATGCTCTGGACCCTCGACACCGGCGATCTCGAAGGGGCCTTCAACATGGCCGATTACGTGATCCGCCACGGCCTCAGCACCCCGGACCGCTACGAGCGCACCGCCGCCACCCTGATCGCCGAAGAGGTGGCAGACACCGGCATCAAGCTGCAAGAGGTAGGCAATGGCCCCAGTTATGGCCTGCTATGCGCTTACCTCGAGCTGCTGGCCCACTGCGACATCTTCGACCAGGTGCGCGCCAAGCTGCACAAGGCCGTGGGCCGCGCAGCCCTGGCCGACGGGTTCAAGGAGCAGGCCGCCCAGCACTACCGCCGCGCCCTCGAACTGCACGACAAGGTGGGCATCAAGAAAGAGCTCGAAGTGCTCGAGCGCGAACTGAAAAAAGAACAGCAACCCGACGCCACCGGCGGCGGCAGCTAACCGAGCGAACCCCGCACCCTGGGCGGCTCGGGCCTGACGAATGCGTTTCGCATACCAGACGGTCCGACCACCGCCCAACAAGCGGAGAAGGAACACCATGAGCAACGGATTCATTGCCAATGCACCCACGTCGCCAGCCGAAGGGGATATACCCTCCAGCCCCTTCTGGCCGGTGATCTCACTGCCTGACCTGCGCGAAACCGTCCGGCTCGATGGCACCGTCACCACGGCCCGCCTCACCCATGCCGTGGTCGACGCCATCACCAGCGTCAACCGGGATCTGGCTGACTGGCGCCGCGCTCGTGAGGCAGAAGGGGTCGCCACCCTGGCCGCCGTACCGAGCGAACTCATCAACAACGAATCGGCGCACCTGCACAGCTATCGGCGCGCCGTCTACGCCATAACCCGCGCCAACCTGCTGGAGCGTTACGCCGACTACAGCGCCACCGGTGATGGCGTCAAAGGGGCCGATGCCAAAATCATCAGCTCTGACGACCTCTACCGCGACGCCCGTTTTGCCATTCGCGACATCCTTGGCACCACCCACAACACGGTGGAGCTCATCTGATGGAGCTGCGCAGCCAGCAGGGTGACACCCTCGATCTCATCCTGTTCCGGCACTACGGCTACACCGCAGGCATCACCGAGCAGGTGCTCGCACTCAACCCCGGTTTGGCCGCGCTCGGCCCCATCTTCCCGACCGGAACCCTCATCACAATGCCAGCGGCCCCCACCCAGGCCGAGCAGCCGCTGATCCAGCTATGGGACTGACCATGAGCCGCCTCGACGACGAACTCGAACGACTGGCCGACATCAGCGAGCAGCAACTCGCTGCCCGCATCCACGCCGCCCGCATCAGTGGCACCGGCCCGCACTACTGCATCGACTGTGAAAACACCATCCCGCAGGCGCGCCGTGAAGCGATCCGGGGCTGCGAACGCTGCGCCGAGTGCCAGACCATCCACGAATTTCAAACAGCTCGCCACTACGGCAGCAAACGATAGGAGAGCACGATGCCAGAACCGATTTCATCCAGTGCAGCAACCAGCACCCTGAGTGCCTTGGCGTTGCTGTCCCTCTTCCCGGGCGTTGACCCCGGCGTCCTGCTCGGTGCATTCGCCGGGGCGCTGGTGTTTATCGCCACCACCGCCGAGCTGGGCAACCTGCGCAAAGCGGGCCTGTTCGTTGCCGCCTTCGTGGCGGGGGCACTGGCGGCGCCGCTGGTTGCGGCCATGCTGGCCAGCGTGCTGCCGCTCAATGTCGAAGTCCCAAGGGCCGTCGGTGCAATGCTGGCCTCGGCCCTGGCCGTCCACCTGTTGCAGTGGATCCTGCGCAAAACGCCGGAAGACCTGCTCAAACTCCGCAAAGGAGGCTGATATGCACCAACAGGACAGTAAAGCCTTCTCCAGGGTCTTGTGGCTTGTGGGGCTCCTGAAAGTTGTTGAGAAATCAGCGTGGCAATGGGCTGCGGTCTGCTTGTTGTTGATGTTGGTTGAATTTTTGAGAGACGCACCATTCAACCCGCTGAACTCCTTCGTAACGTCGGTCGTTTGCGCATTAGCTTGCGCATTCGTAATTGAACTGACGCGAGCGCTAATCCGGTTCATCAAATGGGCTCGGCGCAAGCGCCAAGCCCTCAACGGGGGCTGACATGCTGACCATCCTCTACGCCATGATCTGCGCCGCCATCGCGCTGCGCATCGCCACCTTCAACCGCAACGGGGGCGACTATCGCCCCCTGCCAGCCCTGCTGGCTTGGGTCATCACGGTCGCCGCCGGGTCCGTGCCGCTGCGCGCCCTGCTCGGCGTCATGCCAGCCCCTGATCCAGCCGCCGTGCTGCTGGCCGCCGTGGTGCTGACAGCCCTGCTCGGGTCGAGAGGGTCAGTCATGCGCCTGCTACCGCGCCGGCGCCAGCAACCAACTTCCGCCAGCCACCTGAACGGGAGGTTTCAACCATGAGCCTGAAAAAAGGGGATACCGGCGCCGCCGTCGCCGATCTGCAACGTCGCCTAGCCAAGGCGGGCTATCCGCTCGATCCGGATGGCTGGTTTGGTGATGCCACAGAGCACGCCCTGCTCGCCTTCCAGCGGGACCACATGATCGCCGCCATCGGTCAGGCTGGCCCCCGTACCATGGCCGCCTTGCTCGGCAGCGAGCGCGGCAACCAGCTGACCATCAACCACATGCAGAGTGGGGCTGACCTGCTGGGCCTGCCGCTCGCCACCATGGCCACCGTCGCCCAGGTCGAGAGCATCGGCGAGGGGTTCACCACTGACATGCGCCCCGTGGTGTTGTTTGAGCGGCACGTATTCTACAAGCAGCTCACCCAGCACTTGGGCAAGGCCACCGCCGACCAGATGGCCGCCCGTTACCCCAACCTGGTCAACCCCAAGCGCGGTGGTTACGCGGGCGGGGCTGCCGAGTGGGAGCGGCTGCAGCTCGCCATCAGCCTGCACCGAGATGCCGCCATCGAGTCGGCCAGTTGGGGGATGTTCCAGATCATGGGCTACCACTGGCAGGCGCTGGGCTTTGCCTCGGCCAGCGACTGGCAGGCCGCCATGCAGCGCAGCGAGGTGGACCACCTCACTGCCCTGTGCCGCTTCATCCAGCAAGATCCCGCCATGCACAAGGCCCTGCAGGGTCGCAAGTGGGCTGACTTTGCCCGCCGCTACAACGGCCCGGCGTTCAAGGACAACGACTACGACACCAAGCTGGCCAAGGCATACGACCACTTTGCCAAGGTCTACCCGGTGAAGGAGGTGGCGGATGTGGCCTAACCTGCTGCGCTCCCCCCTCACCTGGTTGCTGCTGGCGCTGGCCGTCGCCTTGGCCGGCTGGGGCTGGTCGGCCAGCTCTGCCGCCAAGGCTGAGGGCAAAGTCTCCAACCTGCAAAGCGACCTCAAGGCCGCCAACGACAAGGCCAAAGAGGCCGAGCGGCGGGAGAAGACCAAAGACGGGGTCATAGATACCCTCACCGGCGAGCTGGACGCCCAGGCAACCGCTGCCGCCACGCTGCAACGCCAGCTTGGCGATCTGACCATCACGGCCGCCACCCGGGCCGACACCATCAAGAGGCTCAAACGTGAAAATGCTGAACTCAAGGAGTGGGCTGATCGCCCTCTGCCTGATCCTGTTGTCAGGCTGCTCCAGCGCCCCGCCATCACCGGCGCCGCAGACTATCAGGCTTTCCTGTCAAGGCCTGACCCCTTGCCGGCTGCCACCGGCCGGCCCGGCCAATAACGGCGACCTGCTCGACCAGCTGACCCAGGCCGAGGCCGCCTGGGCCATCTGCGCCGCCCAGGTCGACAGCCTCATCGCCTGCCAGCAACGACACCAGAACGGGAGGGAACATGGAAAAGCCAAAACAGATCCGTGAGGTACTGACCCGCTGCGTGCCCCACCTCAAGACCAACCCCGACAAGCTGCACATCTTCATCGCCCCGGGCAATGTCGAAAGCACCGGCGCCCGCTCGCTCTCGTTCGAGTGGCAATACCCCCTCACCATCGGCATCGAGGACTTTGCCGGCCACCCGGACCAGATCATGGTGCCGCTGCTGGCCTGGCTGCGCCAACACCAGCCTGAACTGATGACCAACGACGAGCAGCGCAAGGAGGGCATCACCTTCGAGGCGGAATACCTCGCGAGCGACCTGATGGACCTCATCATCACCGTCAAGCTGACCGAGCGGGTCAGGGTGTGGCAAAACGAACAGGGGATTGGCTGGGAGCACCTGCCAGAGCCGCCAGAAGACCCTTACGACGGCATCACCTGGGAACTCTTTATCAACGGGGAACATCAGCCATGGCCGCCGACGACCTGAGCCGCCTGACCCACTGGGCCGATGGCCTGCTAGCCAGCATGGAGCCCGCCGCCCGCCGCCAGTTGGCGGGCGAGATGGCCCGCACCTTGCGCGCCAGCCAGGCCCAGCGGATCCGCGCCAACCGCCAGCCCGATGGCAGCCCCATGGCCCCGCGCAAGCCACAGCCCAAGCTGAAGCAGGGTCGGGGCCGCCTTCGCCGCAAGATGTTCTTCAAGATAAGCAACCCCACCTGGCTCAAGGCCCGCGCCAGTGAACAGCAGGCCGTGGTGGAGTTTGTCGGCACCGCCAACCGGCTCGCCACCATTCACCAATACGGCCTCAAAGACCGCATCAAGGGCCGCGAGATCCACTATCCGTCTCGGGAGCTGTTGGGCATCACCAACCAGGAGGTGGAAAAGCTGGAAGAGTTGTTATTGGCCCATTTGATCAAATAGACGGTTGTCGAGCGAAACTGCAACCCATACGATATGACGCAAATTCTATCGCATGAGGCAAGGATGAATCAGCGCTCTGAACTGCGGCAGCGGCTACGCCAACAAGCCCAGCAAAAGAAGACAAAGCCAGTCAAATCCCCTGAGCGCACTCTCGTTCTGGTGCAGATCGCTTTGGCACTCTTACCACTGCTGACGGCTTGTATCTATCTGTTTGGAATGAGTCGGCATATGGGGTATCTAGATTTTTTTCATGTAGATAGCAGCGAATTCCCACTATCAACAGAGCAAAACTTGTTGATGGGCGTCATCGCATTAATGAGTAATTTGCTGCCTTTCATCTTCTACCCTCTCGCATTCGTAGGCACTCTGATGATACTGGGGGCAATTATCGCATTAACGTTCAGACTGATAAAAAAGTGCTCAGGCCATATTCGCGCACGTGCTTCAAGCATCGGTCACAGTGAAGGCATGCTTAGATTCTTCAGAGCCCTATTTAAATACGCTATGCAACCTGGCGAGGCTAAATGGCTTGCGAGGGCATTTGACACAATTTCTACCTGGTACCTTCGCTTCTGCTGCGTATTAATCGTCTGCGTAATGATTTTTGGATTGTCATTTGTCAGCCTTCGTGATGGAGAAGCGGCGGCCAAAAAGCAAATTGAAGCTATGCGGCAAGGAAAAACACACATTGCTGAACAGCTCATCTACGCCAAACATCCCGAGGGTATCCCCGCACTGCGCATCGCCTGCAACGCTACCCAATGCACCTTCTGGACGGAGAAAGATGGCACCATCTACCTGCGGCATGAGCAGATTGATAGCGTGACCATCCCCCCTAAACCAGACAAGAAAGAGCAACTCCCTGGCGAGAAGGACAGCTGATCATGCTCAGGTGAGTTGGGTAAGGGCCTGTGGGGCGCAGGCATGCCAACCTTACCCAGCTCACCACCCTGTTTTTACTCCCCCACAAAACAGAGATCCCCCGCCCTGAATGTGATCGGTCTCGCATCGCGGTGCGTGACCGATCTCATTTGAATATGTATATAATGGCATCCCTTAGAATCCAGCGCTTAACAAATAATGGTAAAAAAATTCAAAAGGAGCATCTGTGAAAATACTAAGTTATGAAAAAATGAAGGCACTATATCTCAAGCACGACAATGTAAAAAAAATAATTGACATGGGTTTTACTTCTACCATGACGATATCAAACCCCAAGTTAATAAATGATGAAAAAGTTATAAACAACTCATTCCTTGTTAACAACAACTTTGAAAAAAAACCGGAGTGCTTCTCTGCTTTTTATACTGACAGAATATATAAAGTAATTCGTTGCATCTATGTTGATGTGCCATCCAGAAGGAAAGGCTTAGCCAAAAAAATGATTTCTGAATTCCAAAAAAAAATCGACCTAGGGCATGAGGTATTCCTTCAGGTTGGCGTGGAGTATACGGAAAGCACAAACTACTCCAATTTAGAAAAACTATATACATCTCAGGGTTTTATACGAACAAAAAACCCCGCGCGCCATCCTGGGAATAAATTTTTTCATGATTTCTTTTGGTCATCCAAGAGCTTTGAAGTTGTTCAGAATAATGGGCTCGTTATACCTATAATTAAATAGTGCAGCCACATTCTGCGATTAAAAACAAAAATCTCCACCATTGTGAAACACCGTTACACACTGGCCTCCCCTCGCCTTCCCGGCCATTGCCCAAAACAATGGCCCCATGCAAGCGACCCCGACTGAACTCCAACGCCTGATCGACAACCTGATCCGTATCGGCACCGTCACCGCCGTGCGATCAGGGGAGTGTCGCGTCAAGACCGGCGACCTCATCACCAACTGGCGGCCCTACGCAGCAGTGCGGGCCGGGAAGAACCGCACCCGTCATCGCCTCTCCATCGGTGAGCAGGTGCTGTTGCTGTCGGTCAGCGGCGATTTGCGCAATGCCTACATCGTCGGCCCCATCCACTGCGACGCCTTCCCAGAGCCCTTGGCGGACGACGACAACCCGGACCTCGACCGCACCGAATACGCTGATGGCGCCGTCATCGAGTACAACCCGGCCACCGGGGCGCTCAATGCCAGCGGCATCAAGACCGCCACCCTCTCGACCTCCGTCACCGTCAAGCTCATCACCCCCCTGGTGGAATGCACCCAGGCGCTCAAGGTCGGTTCAACCATCGAGGTGGGCGGCAAGATCACCGCCCAAAGCGCCAAAATTGGCGGCATCGAGGTGACCACCCACAAGCACAGTGGCGTCAGCACCGGCAGCGGCACCTCCGGGGGCCCGCAATGAACTGGCTCGGCATGAATGCAGCCACCGGCCGCGCCATCAGCGCCACCGACCACATCATCCAGTCGGTGCGCGACATCCTCATCACCCCGGTGGGGTCGCGGGTCATGCGCCGCGACTACGGTAGCGAGCTGTTTTACCTCATCGATCAGCCCCAGCATCAGGCCACCCGCCTGCGCCTAATGGCCGCCACCGTGCAGGCCCTCATCAACTGGGAGCCGCGCATCACCATCACCCGGGTCGATGTGCTGGGCGGCGGCATGGATGGCGCCCTCACCGTCGAGCTCACCTGGCAGCGCAAGGACGGCGGCGCGCCGGAGTCTGCTTCTATCGCCATCCCCACAGGAGCCGCCAATTGAGCAACGTGGATTTGACCCAGCTCCCGCCGCCCTCGGTGGTGGAGCCTCTCGATTTCGAGACCATCCTGGCCGAGCGCAAGGCCACCCTGGTGAGCTACTACCCGGCAGACCAGCAAGCAGCCATCGCCGCCACCCTGGAACTCGAATCCGAGCCGCTCAACAAGCTGCTTCAAGAGAACGCCTATCGGGAGGTGGTGCTGCGGGCCCGCATCAACGATGCCGCCAAGCAAACTCTGCTCGCCTTTGCCAGCGGCACCACCCTCGACCACGTGGTCGCCGAGTACAACATCGCCCGCCTGCTGGTCACCCCGGGGGATCCGGCGGCCAATCCGCCTGTCGATCCGGTCTATGAATCAGATGACCGCCTGCGCCTGCGCGGCCAGATGGCCTTTGAGGGGCTGACCACCGCCGGGCCGGTCAATGCCTACAAGTTTCACGCCCTGTCGGCCAGTGCCGAGGTGGCGGATGTGGCCGTCGACAGCCCCTCGCCGGGTACCGTGCGGGTGACCCTGCTCTCCCCTGCCGGCCAACCCAGTGCCGACACCCTCAATCGGGTCAGCCAGGCGCTTTCGGCCGATGATGTGCGCCCACTGTGCGATCTGGTGGCCGTCGAGCCCGCCCAGATCAAGCCCTATGCCGTCGATGCCACCCTCAACGCCACCGGCCTTGGCAAGGAGCAGGCCATTGCAGCGGCCACCGCTGCCATGAACCAGACCGCTGCCGCTTATTACCGGGTCGGGGCCACTGTCCCGCTCTCGGCCATCTATGCCGCCCTGCACCAGCCGGGGATCGACAGCGTCACCCTGCGCGCACCGCTGGCAGATGTCACCTGCACGGCGCAGCAGGCCGCCAAACTCACCACCCTCCACCTCGATTAAGGACCAGACCATGGCAAACGCCCTCTATGACAAAGGCCGCGAAAAGTTTCTCACCGGCGCCATCAACGCCAGTGCCGACACCCTCAAGTGCGCGCTGATCAAAGACACCTACGCCCCTACCCTGGGCAGCGACGAGTTTTTCAGCACGCTCTCGTCCCACGTGGTCGGCACCCCTCAGACCCTGACCAGCAAGACGGTCACCGGCGGGGTGCTGGACGCCGCCGACGTCACTTTCAGCGCCGTACCCACGGCGGCGGTGAAGTATTGCGCAATCTACAAAGACACCGGCAGCGCCGCGACCAGCCCGCTGATCGCCCTGTTCGACACGGCGGCGGGCCTGCCGGTCAGCACCAATGGCGGCGACATCATCATCGCCTGGGACCCCGGCGCCAATAAGATCTTCAAACTCTGATGGCAACCCTCTATCCCGTCTGGCGCGGGTCACTGACCTATCACGACGGCACCCTGTCATTCGACGGGGCGGCGATCTACCGGGGCACCCTGCCGGGTGACGATGACCCCGCGCCGATCGCCATTGCCGGGGTCAGTATCGGCCTGTCAACGGGCGGGATAGCAGCAGGGCCAATCGGCAGCATGGCGGCATTACAGCGCGCCAGGCCAGCCGGGGTCAGTCAATTTGCAGCAGGAACGGCCAAGCTGACCCACCGCACCGCGCCCAGCGCCATCGAGGCTGGCGCCAATGGCGCCCCGGACACCACAGCCAGGGCCAGCGTGGCGACTCTGGGCGACCTGCTCGCCATGGGAGCCCCCGAGATGTCCACCCAGATCACCTTGGCGGGGCTCAGTGCGGGCGCACTGGGAGTGGCCACGGCCATGGCCCGACTCGGGGCAGGCGGCATGCAGCCTGATGCCATCGAGGCGCCGACCATTGGGCAGCGCCTCGCTCCTGCCGGCTTCGATCTTGGCGCCATGGGCAGCCACCGGGCACGAGTGCGCCAGATTGCCGGCGACCTGTCTGACGGCCAGAGCGGCGCCCACCGGCTCAATGCCCGGCTGGCGCAGGCCGCGACCCCCTTCACTGGCGCAGTGGGGAGCCCCGTCGCCAAGTACGCACGGATCCTCTATCCGCTGGCCCCCGCGGTACCTCTCCCCAGTCTGCCCGCCATCACCGCCGCACTGGTCCCGGCCCCACTGCTGCCTTCGGCACTCTCGCCGGTTGCCAGCACCACCCGCCTGACCACACGGGGCTTTGATGGCTGCACCTTCGGCGCGGCCAAGGTGCATCGCCTGCCCTTGCCATCACCGGCGACACGGGATCTGCTGCCGCCCTCGGTCACCCGGCTGGAACGCCTCGCCGCTGCCACCCTGGCCAGCACAGTGACGCCGGAGGTGATCACCGCCACCCGCTTTGCTGACACCTGCCCGGCCCCGCTGCTGCCCTGGCTCGCCTGGGCCAGGTCCGTGGATTGGTGGGAGCTGGCCGAGTCAGAAGACCAGCAGCGAGCCCTCATCAGCGCCTCGTTCCGCCTGCATCAGCGCAAGGGCACCCCCTGGGCCATCAAGGAGGCGCTGGCCGTGCTGGGCTTTGGCGACAGCACCATCATCGAACGCGCCACTGGCCGCCGCTATGACGGCACCCTCGCCTACAACGGCAACGAACCCCACGGGGATCCGTCCCAGTGGGCCGTCTATCGCGTCATCCTCGCCCGCCCGGTCACCACCGTGCAGGCGAACCGCATCCGGCGCCTGCTGGCAGAGATGGCCCCGGCCCGCTGCCATCTGGCGGCCCTCGATTACACCCAGGCGCCCATCACCTACAACGGCGCCGCAACCTACAACGGCAACTACAACCACGGAGCCTCCTGATATGGCGAATTTACAAGAGGTGGTGAGCTGGGACGCAGGCGTCTATCAGCTCGAAACCAGCGACCCGGTGCTCGGCGGCCCGGGGGGTACCTCCAACAAGCAGGCCCAGGCGCTGGCGAACCGCACCGCCTACCTGAAAAAACACATGGATGACCTGGAAGGTGGCACCACTGCCGCCGGCAAGGCCAACAAGCTCACCACGGCGCGCATCATTGCCGTGGCCGGGGATGTGACCGGTCAGGCCTCGTTCGATGGCAGCGGCAACATCTCCATCACCGCCACCTATAAAAATTCCGGGGTAGTGGCGGGGACCTATCGCGCCGTCACCGTCGATGCCAAGGGCAACGTCACCGCCGGCAGCAACCCCACCACCTTGTCGGGCTATGGCATCACCGATGCCGTACCCAGCAGCCAGAAGGGGGCCGCCAACGGAGTCGCCACCCTTGACAGCGGGGGTAAGGTGCCCGTCGCTCAGATCCCGGCCACCGCCATCACCGACACCTTTGTCGTCGGTACCCAGGCCGCCATGCTGGCTCTGACCGCAGAAATCGGCGATGTCGCGGTGCGCACCGACCTGAACAAGAGCTTCATCCTGCGGGTGGCGGGCGCCTCTACCCTGGCCAACTGGCAAGAGCTGCTCACCCCCACCGACGCGGTGCAGTCGGTAGATGGCCAGACCGGGGTCGTGGTGATCCCCTCCGCAACAGAAGCGGCTCTAGGCAAAGCGCAAATAGCCACCCAGGCCGAGGTCGACGCAGGGACCGATGACAGCAAGTTTGTGACGGCCAAAAAGCTGCTGGCCGCACTCAAGAAAGACATCGCGGCGAATGGTTACCCGGCGGGCGCCCCGATCCCGTGGCCGCTTGAAACACCGCCTGACGGCTATTTGATGATGACAGGTCAGTCGTTCAGTGCGGCGACTTACTCCAAGCTGGCGCTCGCATACCCTGCGCTGGTACTGCCGGATATGCGGGCGGAGTTTATCCGAGGCTGGGATGCAGGAAGAGGGGTTGACGTCGGTCGGGGAGTGAATACATGGCAGATTGACGACAACAGGGCTCACAACCACCAGATGAAAGGCTTGCCAAATAACGGTGGTGGTGTAGTTGCTGGGGCCTATCAGGCAACTCGGGTGTATTCACATAGCGGGGCAGGAGGAACGGCAGAATACATGTCAGTTAATTACCCTGAGTCATCTGGCGGTAGCGAGGCTCGTCCACGTAACCGGGCATTCAACTACATCGTGAGGGCAGCATAATGAACGAACCGCTCGTAGTTTGGGGAGAGGATGGCTTTGCCTCATCATCCGGTTGGGCCACTGTATACGCCACCCACCCGGCCACCGGCGAACTCTTGTCACAGCAGCAAGCATGGGTTTCCGTAGGGACTGGGCTCCCTGCAGGTGCCTATCTGGATGAACCGGATAAAACCGCACCAGGGAAAGCCATTGTTCGTAGCCAGACAGGCTGGGAGTCCGTCGATGATTATCGCGGTCAGACGGCATACGACAAGCGCACACGCCAATCTGTTGTTATCAAGGAGCTCGGTGAACTGCCGCTGGCCCTCACTCTCACCCCTCCATCATCCCCATTCGACGTGTGGGATGCGGACCTGCTGCGCTGGGTGAAAGACCAGGAGCAGGAAGATGCTGTTCTGGCACAGCAAGCGCAGCAGCAACGTCAGGCCTTGATGAGCGAAGCCAGTCAGGAGATCGCCGTGCTCACCGACGCACTGGATCCCGATGTCATCAGCGAACCGTCAGCCGATGACCAGGTGAAACTCATCGCCTGGAAGGCCTACCGCGTCGCTCTTTCCAAAGTCGACCAGCAGGCTGGCTATCCCCATACCATCACCTGGCCGCCGCGCCCGGGCGATCCCGCTACCGAATAACCCTTGAGTCCGACCACCACCCCGCCCTGTGCGGGGTGTTTCGTTACTGCCGTCATCCGTCACCTTGTCACCGCTTCGCCAGTGTGTACGGCCCTCACACACTGGCCGCCGCTCGCCTGACATCCCCTGCCCCTGCATCCTGACCCTGCTCGCATCACATGCATTACCTACGCAAAGAATGCTCCGTCCGGACAACAGGAGAACCTATGGCACTGGACCAATTTCACCACGGCGTGCGCGTCGTGGAAGTCAACGAGGGCACACGCACCATCCGCACTGTCGCCACGGCGGTGATCGGCATCATCTGCACCGGCAGCGATGCGGATGCCGCTTACTTCCCCCTCAACAAACCCGTGCTGATTGCCAACCTGCCGGCAGCCATAGCCAAGGCGGGCAGCACCGGCAACCTCAAACGCTCGCTGCAAACCATCTATGACACCGTCAACACCATCGTCATCGCCGTGCGCGTGGCCGATGGCGCCGACGCCGCCGAGCTGACCAGCAACATCATCGGCACCATACTGCCGGATGGCAGCTATACCGGCCTCAAGGCGCTGGAGCGGGCCGCCCCGGTCACTGGCGTCAAGCCGCGCATCCTCTGCGTGCCGGACAACTGCACCCTCCCCATCGCCACCGCCCTGGCGGGTGCGGCCAAGAAGCTGCGCGCCTTCGCCTATGTGCCGACCATCGCCGACACCGTCGAGGCGGCGCTCGCCTACCGCGAAAACTTCTCCAGCCGCGAACTGATGCCGATCCACGGCGACTGGACCGCCTGGGACACCACCGCCAATGCCAGCATCAAGCTGGATGCCTGCCTCAAGGCAGCCGCCATGCGGGCATTCATCGACAAGGAAATTGGCTGGCACAAGACCCTGTCGAACGTCGGCGTGACCGGGGTCGATGGCATGACCAAGGCCCTGTTCTGGGATCTGCAAGACCCCGATACCGAGGTCGGCCTGCTCAACGCCAACGAGATCACCGCCCTCATCCGGGCGGACGGCTTCCGCTACTGGGGCAACCGCACCTGTTCCGATGACCCGCTGTTCGCCTTCGAGAACTACACCCGCACCGCCCAGATCCTGGCCGACACCATGGCCGAGGCCCACATGTGGGCCAACGACAAGCCGCTCACCCCCACCCTGGTGAAAGACATCATCGAGGGCATCAAGGCCAAAGGCCGCGAACTGGTGGCTGGCGGTTACCTGCTCGGCTTTGACTGCTGGTACAACGAGGAGCTCAACGACAAAGACACCCTCAAGGCCGGCAAGCTGCGCATCGATTACAACTACACCCCGGTGCCGCCGCTCGAAGACCTCGGCT